ACTTTATTACTGATGCGCTTGGGAACGATGTACCGAAGCTGGCACGGGAAGTCCTACAATCCAATGTCCAGGACGAAATTAAACACGACCTTGCACTGGGTTATATTACCAATGCCATCGGTGTTGACGAACAAGCTGAAGCGGAAGCCATGCGCCTCCGCGACGCTTGGGTTGCTCACCCGGATCACACGATCCTCAAGGCATTGGTTGCCGAACGTGCGATTTTCTTTGTGCTACTACCCTTTTTCCGTTTTAACGGAGATGCGGGGTTGCGTACGGTAAGTGCTGACATCTCTCGTGACGAACAAGTTCACGTGGCTGTCAACTCTTTGGTCGCACGTGAGCTTAACCTTGAGGTTTCTCCCTCGTTGGATAAACTTCGTAAGGCTACTATTAACTGGATTATGCAACCACTCAAGTCTAATAATCCTAATAAATATCTAAACAAAAAATTTTGGCTTGATTCCAGTGATCGCCTGATGTACGAAGGTAAAGCACCTGAGCTTGCAGAAACTAAGCGAGCACGTATGCCAGCGTTCTTTGAACATGCCAACCCTAACCTTCCTCAATATGCATAGTTATGGGCGCACAAAATAGAGCAGAAATAGATGCTCGCAAATACAAAGCTGGTAATAATCCGCTCCTTGCAGGGTTGGGTTTGACAATGACACCAGCTGAACGTAAAGCGTATGAAGAAAAACAAAAACAAGCACAGCGGCAAACTGATACTGGTAACCGCCTAACCAGTATGCAAAAGCAACTTGATGAGTTATCTGCATTTCAGAAACAACGTCAAGAGTTTATGCCGTCCATGCCCCGAAGGGTAGGAGCAGCTACCGTTGGTCAACAAATGGGTAGCACTGGTGGTACTGGTCTTCGTATCAGTCAAACTGGTGGTATGTCACCCAGTGCCCGCCGTCGTATGCATAGGGCTGGTTAATTATTATGACCACCCCTTACGTTCCTAGACTAGATATAAGGCGTCTTCTGGAAGAACTAGAAGATGTTTATCCACCCGTTAACCCCTCTCCTGACACACCGTTAAACCAGATCATGTATCGAGCTGGTCAACGTAGTGTGTTAGAGTGGATCGAAAACAGACTCGATGAGGAAACTTAATTATGGGCGCTGGACGTAGACAACATCACGCGCAAGAACAAGCTAAACGTGACGCAGCTGCTGCAGCTAATCAACAGCGTCAGCTAATGGAACAGCAGCAACGTGCAATGGAAGAACAACTAAAGCTTCAACGAGAAGCTATGATGCGGCAGACGGAAGCCATGCGCGAAGCTATGGCACCTGACATTCGTAGAACTGGTGCAACTGTTGGTGCAGAAAATGTAGGCGTCCGTACTGGTCGTTCCCGCCGTAAAACAGCCGCTGCTACTGTTGGCAGAGGTATCTCTTCACTTCGTATCCCCCTTAACATCGGTGGTGACACCGGTACTGGACTTAACATTGGGTAATTAAATGACTGCAAAAGGTAGGTACGATCATCTATCCAGCTACCGTTCTCAGTTTCTAGACACAGCGGTTGAGTGTTCAAAGCTCACCATTCCTTACCTCATCCAACGTGATGAGTTCCGTGTTACCCATCAATCTCTTAAGCAACCTTGGCAAAGCGTAGGTGCAAAGGGTGTAGTGACACTTGCATCCAAGTTGATGCTGTCTCTCCTACCTCCTCAAACCACGTTCTTTAAGCTCCAGGTACGTGATGATAAGTTAGGTAGTGAGCTACCTGCTGACATCCGTTCTGAGCTTGATCTCAGCTTTGCTAAGATGGAGCGTATGGTGATGGATTCGGTTGCTGCTTCCAGCGATCGGGTCGTCGTTCACCAGGCTCTTAAGCATTTGGTGGTTGGTGGTAACGCACTGATTTACATGGGTAAGGATGGGTTGAAACATTACCCACTTAATCGCTACGTTGTCGATAGAGACGGTAACGGTAACGTAATTGAGATCGTAACCAAAGAACTGATTAACAAAAATCTTCTACCAAAAGAACTTATGAAGGAACCTCTTCCTGTTATGGATGAGAGTTTTTCACATGAAAATGATGTAGAAGTTTATACTCATGTACGATTAGACAACAACCGTTGGCTCTGGCACCAAGAAGCTTATGGTAAAAAGATTCCAGGATCCGATAGTAAAGCTCCAGCGGATGCTAGTCCTTGGCTTGTACTGCGCTTCAATTCTGTCGATGGCGAAAACTATGGACGGGGTAGAGTTGAGGAATTCTTGGGAGATCTTAAGTCGCTTGATGGCCTCTCCCAAAGCCTTGTAGAAGGCTCTGCAGCAGCCGCTAAGGTCGTCTTCGTGGTATCACCCTCAAGCACGACTAAAGCACAGACGCTGGCGAAGGCAGGCAACGGAGCGATCGTTCAAGGCAGACCCGATGACATCGGTGTTATCCAAGTGGGTAAGACTGCTGACTTCGGTACAGCTATGACGATGATGCAACAGCTTGAGCGACGTTTGTCTGATGCATTTCTTATCATGAGTGTTCGGCAAGCAGAACGTGTTACTGCTGAAGAGGTCCGCCTTACACAACTTGAACTCGAACAGCAACTTGGGGGACTATTCTCCCTGCTGACTGTTGAGTTCCTCCTTCCTTATCTGAACCGCAAATTGCTGGTTCTGCAACGCAGTGGACAACTACCAAAAATTCCTAAGGATCTGGTTAATCCTACTATTGTTGCAGGAATCAATGCTCTTGGTCGTGGTCAAGATCGTGAGTCTCTCACTTCCTTCATCATGACTATTGCCCAGACTCTTGGACCTGATGCACTGATGCAATACATCAATGCTGATGAAGCTATCAAACGTCTGGCAGCTGCACAAGGTATCGACGTACTGAACCTTGTGAAGTCTATGGAGCAAATCCAACAAGAACAAGCTGATGCTGCTCAAGCACAAGAAGATCAAATGATGATGCAGCAAGCAGGTCAAATGCTTAAATCACCCCTGGCTGATCCGTCTAAAAACCCAATGGCAGCTGAGACTGTGAATGCGGCGATGGGCGAGGAAGTCATTCCACCAATGCAATAACTATGGCAGAAATTCTATCTTACGATCCAGCTGGTGATCCCGAAGTTGTCGGTGCAATGGAAGCCGACCAAGCTGAGTCTCTGGCTATTGGAGAAGAGATGATCAACCAAGCTAATGCTCGGTTGGCTGGAAAGTACAAAGATGCACAAGAGCTTGAAAAAGCTTACATCGAACTTGAAAAGAAACTTGGTTCACGTGATGAACAAGAAGAAACGCAAGAATCAGAAGCTGAAGATCAGCAAGAACCGTCTGAGTATTCTACGCAAATCGAAGCCATTAGTCGAGCTGCAGAAGAATTCAACTCGAAAGGTGAACTGAGTGCTGAGACACTTGCTCAGTTTGAGCAGATGTCATCTAAGGAACTTGTTCAAGCTTACTTTGAATATGAAGCTGGACTTCCTGCAATGGATGCTCCGCAATCCGCTGAGCTGTCACAAGCTGACATTAACACCATCCAAAACTCTGTAGGTGGTGAAGCTGCTTATCAACAACTTGTTGGTTGGGCAGCACAAAACTTCTCTGAAGCTGAGATCCAAGCCTTTGATAACGTTGTTGATTCTGGTAACGTTGCTGCCATTAACTTGGCACTTGCTGGTCTTCAGGCACGTTACACAGACGCAAATGGTTACGAAGGTAAAATGATTCAAGGTAAAGCTGCAGCTCCTGCTGACACATTCAAGAGTCAAGCAGAAGTTGTACGGGCAATGTCCGATGCTCGGTACGATCGTGACCCTGCATACCGTGACGAAATCATGCAGAAGCTTGCCCGCTCTGATCTTAAATTCTAATGAACGACACAAACATTTGGGCCAAAGAGCCACCCCTCATTATGTCTGATCATCCCTACGGTGTCCCACACAACGAACGAGCTGAGCAGCTCAATGGTCGCTTGGCTATGCTTGGTGTCATGGCTGCTCTTGGCGCTTACGCGCTGACTGGTCAAATCATTCCTGGTATCTGGTAATGCCTAAAGTCGGTAAGAAACACTATTCTTACACTTCTGCTGGTATGGCGGCTGCTAAAAAAGAAGCCGCTAAAACTGGTAAGAAAGTTCAAAACAAAAAACCTAAAAAGTAATGGCTAAGCCTGGTCTTTACGCAAACATCCACGCCAAACGCAAGCGTATCGCTGCAGGCAGTGGTGAAAAAATGAGAAAGCCTGGGTCCAAAGGAGCGCCCACGGCTGCTAACTTTAAACGCTCCGCTAAAACCGCTAAGAAAAACAAACTCAAAATCAAATGAAATTCCTTGCTATCCTCCCCGCAACCCTGATCGCCGCTGCTCCCGCAATGGCTGGTCCCTACGCTAACATCGAAGCCAACAGCGGTTTCACCGGTTCTGATTACACCGGCACTGCTACTGACTTCCACCTCGGTTACGAAGGTTCCTCCGGTGCAGCTTCCTTCGGTCTCCAAGGTGGTCCTACTGTCGTCTCCCCTGATGGCGGTGAAGCTGAGACTATCCTGACTGGTAAGATCTTTGGCTCGGTTGCTGCTAGCGATAAGCTTTCTGTCTATGGTGAAATCTCTGCTGCTTTCGATGACGTGAACAGCTATGGCACCAAGGCAGGTGTGAAGTACAGCTTCTGATTATTATGATTGAATGTCCCACCTGTACCCCGGCGCAACAATACGTCCTGGAACAGCTGCAAGTTAAAGCAGATATTACAGATCCTGTTGCCCTGGCAGTCATCTTGGGTAACATTCAACAAGAGTCAAACTTCCGTCCCAATGTCTGCGAGGGTGGTAAGATCGTTCCTTACGATCGCTGCCTTCGTGGCGGGTACGGTTTAATCCAATGGACATCGCCCAGACGTTATCATGGTCTGGGCAGATTCTGTAAAAGATACGGGTGTGATCCTAGTAGTCTGGTAGGTCAGACCCGTTACATGATTAACGAGCTTCGGTTTCGTGCCGAGCTTGCTGAGTTCCAGACTCCTTACCAACAACTCCCCTATTACATGAACTCCGCCTACTACTGGTTGGGTTGGGGAATCAAAGGTAATAGGGTGAGTTATTCATACTCCTTCCTGGACAAACTTAAATGACTGCAACAATTGCTTTACAGCAGAAGAATGCCTGGGACCAGTTTTGTGACTGGGTTACTTCTACTAACAACCGTCTTTATGTAGGCTGGTTTGGGACACTGATGATTCCGTGTCTCCTTGCCGCCACCATCTGCTTCATTGTGGCATTCGTTGCCGCTCCACCTGTTGACATTGATGGAATCCGCGAACCTGTTTCAGGCTCCTTGTTGTATGGAAACAACATCATATCAGGAGCCGTCATTCCGAGCAGCAATGCCATCGGACTACACTTCTACCCAATTTGGGAAGCTGCTTCACTTGATGAATGGCTGTACAACGGGGGTCCATTCCAACTCACCGTATTCCACTTCCTCATTG